ATAAGGTATCGGAGGGACGTCGGGATCTTTAATTTTTGACGTAAATTTTACGCCGTTTGATAAATTAATTAAATTCGGGTCAAAATAACATTCCAAAACCGCGATATTTGGCGCGGGAAATTGTATCGGAATAACCGAACCCGACAAGGGCAAAAGGGGGTTCGCCGTGTTATTGTCAAAAGGAACGACGGTTGAACAAATCCAACGCGGCGAGGATTCGAACGCCTCAACGGTTACCATTCCCCAAGTATTAACGCCCCAAGCTCCCAATAAATTAATATGCGTCGCCTTTACTCTCATTAATGAACCAACGGGAACAACGTTAACGATTAAATTTGTTGCGTCAACGATTAAATCAATATTTGAATCGATATTATCATTCGCGTCATATTTTAAATCAATAATTTGGTTATCGTGGACATAAGCCAACCCGTCCTTTATCAATGTTAATTCCGTTCGTAATATCCAATTCGCCAAATTGTCGTATTGTTCCCAATTTTTGTCTTGTGTTGGGTAAAAGTCAACCGACGCGCCCAACAAAGGCAACCAATATTTCCAATCGAGAATCCAGGGCGCATATATTTTGACGCCGTATTGCGTCGGGGTGTCCAAAGTTGGCTCTAATTGCAACAACGCCTCCCGTTTTACGGAGGTCGTCGGCAAGGTCGAATTTATTGTTTGCGATTCGTTTAACAAGTAAACGCCCAATCCCGAAATTTGAATGCCTCCAAACCCAAACGTCGCAATTTGTAAAGTAAAATCCTCACCCGTTAAAATATTAAATGCCTCCATTTTTACGCTGAATGATTCGTAAATTTGGCCTTTGTCAAGTAAAAACGTTCCGAAATATGCAATATCGTCTTCCGTATCGGCTTCAAAACCCGTTAAAACTCCGTTTGCGGTCGTTACTTGCTCGGAATGGTCTAAATAACCCCAATCCGTCAACATTGGCAAAGGCCCGCCAACGGGAGGCGCGCAACTCAATTGGCCGTTAAAGGCCAATAAATTAAGGTTTCCGCATTTAATCCATAAATAAAATTGTCGGTCGCCGTCCTCGACGCCGTCCATAAATGTAGTAAATGCCGCATTTGGCGTAAAAGTAATATTTGCCGTTGTAACCGAACCGATTTGGATTAAAGTGTTTAATTTTATGTCATATCCCGCGCCCGACGGGTTTTGCGTCGAACTTATCGTTGCAAGAAAATTATTTATAATGTCCGTCGCGATAATCATTGTTAAATTATTTTGCGACTGCGGTTTGTTTTTATAATAAGCGTCATTAATTGAGCGATAACCCGCACCAAGTCCAATATTTAACAACTCGCCGTCAACGATAATATCAAAGGTCGTCGGAATACAATAATCTAATTCACTAATTCCTTGCAATAAAACGCCGTTATTGACCCCCGAATTAAAAGGCTCGTTAAACCAACCCGTATTCGCTTCCAAATTATAAATTGCTGTTGCCCTTGCGAACGGCTCGCCCGCAATCCTCGCCCAAAGAAATTTTGTAAATATCTTTAAACATTCGGACGAAAAAAACCACGTTCCGTCGTCGTAAATTCCAGGATTTGCGAAAATTAACGTTACTCTATGTTGCAACCAACCGTCCGCGTTATTTGGATTCCTTAATAATTCGCCCGACGTTAAAAATGACCCGCTTTGGTTTCCAATAAGAAGTCCCGCAACCGTTCCCGCAACGGGCAACGCCGCAACGCCTTGGAATTGAACCCGCGTTGCTTCCGCGTCAATCAATGAAAATTCCGATCCAGGCGACGAGTTTTTGGAGTGATTAAATAAAACGTCCAAATCGTCGCGAGATTTATAAACATTTGACCCTATTGCCTCGACAACCACTAAAGTTACAAATTCTTGTTGCGTTATATTATACCACTCTGGAATCCCCGAAAAATCCGCCGTAATGTCGTCAACATAATTAATTTGCGTCCAAAAAGTTCCGTTTTGCCCAGGTACGGGAGAACCCCCCGAATTATGAATTATTACGCGAACAATATCGTTAACCCGAAAACCCTCGTCAATCCAAGACAAACCCGCACTTTGCACCGTATTAACGGACGGGTCAAGGGTTAAAGGATTTCCAACGCTTGACATTCTAATGGACGAACGGAGGTTGAATTGAACTGTTATTTTGTCGCCCGTGTCCGAAACATAAAAAGGCGTAACCGTTCCGAATACATCGATAAAATCGATGCTGTCAATTAATATCGGCATACTTTGAAATTTGTTGGTTTAACTCTGTTACGTCCCCATTTTTTGCGGCTCTAAATACTCGCGATAAATCCGCCGTAATTGGGGCGATTTTTTGCGCTTGTTCCTCGGTTAAATGTTTTAACGCCTCGTTTTTGGAGCGTTCCAATTTGTTAAATATTTTTCCAAGGTCTTTTGCTATGTTTTTCGCGTCGTTATTCATTAATTACGAATTTATTGTTATTATTTTAACCTTTCCGTTTGCGTAGTCGAACGGACTTTTATACGAAATAACGGCCTTGCTTTGTTCGTCAATATATTGTAAAGTCAATATTTCACAAACGACCCCGTCAATTTCGGCAAAGTTATTATCCAACAAATTTACAAAATCCGCCGACGTTATCCGAACGGGCGCGTCCGAAATTATTTTATAATCATTAACAATTATTTCGTTTATTTTATGGAAACGGTTATAAATGGTCGATGCGCGGATCAAATCGACATAATTAACGGGTTGTTTTTCCCCAACCGTGTAAAGCATTTTACTTTGAACAAAAAATTGTTGCGAAATTTGAGTTACCCCAATTCGATTCGTTATTTGTCCCGTAAAATTGCCATTTCCTCCGAATGCGTTAACGATTTCGTCAACAACTTCGAAAAATCCTTTTGCCAATTTCTCAATAAAATTTAAATCGTTTTTTCGAACGGCAAGGGCAAACGGAATATTTACGTCGTTTAATCCTTTAATGCTTACCAAATCCGCGTTTAAAACGTTTAACGCTTCCGTTGAATATTCCGCGTCCGTTGGGTCGAAAAAGTCGAGCGTATGCGTGTCGGACGGGTCGGTTTGGTAGTGTATGAAATAACGTTTCCAAATATCCTCGGTATTAAAAGAATATTCCCCGACGCGGTCGGCTTGTAAATTTAATGCGGGCAAAATTTGGTTGCTCGTTTGATTCTCCCAAAAATTGCGAATTTCAAATTGGACAACTCCGTTTTTTACCTTTGTTTGGCCGTTTAAATAAAGTTCCATTGCGTCAAACAACGAACCCAAAGTTGGCGTCGAATCGCTCGCGGTTGGATAGCCTTTTGTAAATGCAAAATTCAAGTCGTTTTCGAGTTCGTCCCAAATAGATTTTTTTTCTTTTACGAGGGGAACGGGTAAAATCGTCAACCCTGGTATAGAATCCAACAAAGAAGATTCGAATTGAAACCCTAAATATTGACAACCTTTTGCCATTAACTCCTTTACTTTTGCCGCCTTAAAATAACGAACTTTTGGAAAAATAAGTTCAAAAAATTGTTCCGCCATTTTAATGATTGCCACAAGCAATAAGGCCGCGATTGCAATTTGGACAAGAACTTTTATAATTAACGTCGCAATTTCCCCGAAATCGAACGTTGCACCCGCCCCCGTTTCGGGCGTAACCGTGTCGATTATATTTGTAATACTTTCACTAATTGCAATAATTTGTTCAATAAGTTCTTTTGTCATTACATAAAGAGAAATCCCCAAAGTCAACGCAAGTTCAACAGTATTATCTTTTACAATAATATAGGGCGTTTCTATAAAATTAAATTGAACCCCTTTTGAGGCCATTAATTCAAACGAAGTTCCGTTTGCATTGTCAAAAAACGAATCTTTGCCGCGCCTTTTTTTCAATTTAACTTCAATTTCAAAATCGCGAAACCTCGCCGAATCCGTTAAATCAACATAATATTCAAGAATTGTTCCGTCGTTTGTTTGGATCTTGTACGGTATTCCCTCGAATAATCCTTGCGTCGAAATATGGTTTTGTATTATTTCCAAACCCTCGCGAGGCAAAATAACCGTATCAACGTCAAGTTCCAATACGTTTGGCCTCCCCGTAAAGTCGGAATTTAACCCAATTGTTAAAATATTTCGGGGACTAACCTCTATATCATTTAAAAAATGTCGCATAATTTACGCCTTTGTTTTATACCTATTAAAAACAACCGAATTTCCCCTTTTTGTTTCCCTGGTTATCATTAACGCGCCGTTAATTATTTCCTCCAAACGAATGTTCGTTTCGGGTTTATTTTTTATTGTTTCGTCTAATATTGACAATTGTTTTAATATTGCCGATGTTTCCCAACCATTGCCAATTTGATTCGCCCCGCTTCCGTTAATTAATTTGCCCGTATTGTATTCCGCCGCAACTTTCGCCAACTCGTTATTCGATAACCCGCCAATTTGTTGGTTTTGTTCCTTTGTCAAGACGCGTTCGTTTGGGTGCAATATAGCATTAAAACCGCCTTTTCCGTCGATTCCTTGCCCGTTTGTCCCCGTGTCCTCCGTTCCATCTAAAAATGCGGGCATATTTGCGACAAATTGCGATAATAGGGTTATATCCCGAATCGTTTCCAAAAGTGGATGCTTTACGGTTGGATCTGCGGCCTTTGTCGTGTATGTTTGAACCGCGGCGTTAACCAAATCGGCGCGTCTTTTGCGTTGTTCTTCTTGTTCTTTTGCTCTATTCGCTTCCGCTATTATTCGGTTTTGTTCTGCCAAACTCTCCGACGCCTTAATGTTCCCCTCGGCGGCCAATTTTTCAAGAATTCCGCTTTGTTCTTGCGCTTTTTTAATTTCCTCGTCAATTTTTGAAATTCTTTCGTCGGCTTTTTTCTTGTAATATTCCGTAATTGCGTCGGATAATTGTTTAACGCGCTCTAAATGTTTTTTGTTTTCGTCGTCTATGTCTTTATTTCCTTGCGCCAATTGTTCGCGCAACTTTTTTTGCAATTCTATTTCAATATCCGTCGTATCGACGCCCATTGACGTATAAATTTCGATTCGTTTTCTTAATTGCTCGATTTGGAATTGCAACATTTCGGCGTCGATTTGTTCTTGCTTTCTATTGGATTTTAAAAGTTCCAAATATTTCTTTTTTTCCGCCTCGGTAAACATTTTATCCAATTGCGCCAACTCCGCCTTTTGTGCGTCCTCCGCTTCTTTGTCCGCTTTTGCTTTGTCCTCCGCCTCTTTTTTCGCCGCTTCCGATTTTATTTTTCGTCGTTCTTCTAAAAACGCCAACGTCGCCTCGTTTTGTTTATCGCCCGCCGCTTTCTCAACTTTTGCAATGTCAAGCATTAAACTTTCCTCAATTTCCAATATTAATTCCGCCTTTTCTTTGCCGTCAACCAATTGTCCGTTTAAATCTTCGATTCGGCGTTTTGCGTCGGATTCTAATTTGGCAATTTGGCGTTTTTCGTCGTCTTGGATTTGTTTAATTTGCTCGTCCTCGATTTGTCGCAATAAAGAAATCCTTTTTTCCGCGTCGGGGGTTGGGTCGCCCGTTGGCGTTGTTCCTCCAGGTACGCCCGCCGTTGGAGTTACGGGTATTTTATTTAATGTTTTTTGTAAGTTCAAATACTCCTTTTCGTATTTTGCCGCGTCCTTTCTTGCCGCGTCCAAAACTTCTTGCGCCGCTTGTTTTAATGCCAACAATTCGGATTCGCCAACGCCTCCCAACTTTTCAAATAATGTTCCAAATGCTTTCTCGCCAAGTCCGCCCTCTTGGAATGCGTTTAACGCGTCGAACGCCCTTTGGTTCGCAATGATTGCTTCGCCAAGATTTTGTTGAGTTAATTCGAACAATATTTGCGCCCCCGCGATTTTTGCTTTTTGCTCCAATTGTTCATTTACTTGTTTTTGCGCCGCCGCAACCGCTAAAGTAAACGCGGCTTCGTCCTCCAAATTTTCAAGGGTTGTTCCGTATTGGTCGTTTATTTGTTTAATCAATGCAACGCGATTTGCGCTTTCAAAATTCGTATCTTGTAACGCTCCAAAAAGTCCCGCCGCCTCCGTTTTTTCTAATTTTAAATTCCTTGCAACGTCCGCCGACGCCTCCTTTAAACTGTTTTGGTTCTCTTTTATTTTTGCCGTTACTGCATTTAATGCGGAAAATTCCCGAACAAGCTCAACGACAACCAAAAGAACCGCCCCAAAAATATTCGTTTTTAAGAAATTGCCAAGTTTTGTAAACGCTCCCTTTAATCCATTTAACGAACCTTTCAAAAGTCCTTGTTCCTTTATCAAAGAACCCGTAGAACCCGTGGCAATTTTATTTGCCGCCGCGCTCGCTAATGTCGCGACTTTATAGGCGACAAACAATTTTATTGCCGTGCCTAAAACGGAAACAATCGTTTCGAGGTTATCCGCCAAAAATCCAAGTACTGATTTTAATTTTTCTCCTATTCCCGCGCCCGCGTCCATATCGAGAATAGTTTTGTTAAATGTTTCCTTTAGTTTATTAAATGCAAATGCGACGGTGTCCGTATTTTTCGCCGCTTGTTCTTGGACTGTCCCTTGCGTTTTCATATCGACGGTTAATTGTCGTATGTCGTCCGTCATATTTAACAAATTGGTTGCCGCAATCGCGTTTTCCGTTCCGAATGTTCGAACCAATGCGGCGTTATCAGTTAACAACGGCTTTAAAAGATCCAGGCGGTCTGCAAAAGGTTTTGAGGTGTCCGACAAGTCCGTTAAACTAATCCCCAAATCCGCCATCGCCTTTTGAGCTTCTTTTGGTAGTGCGTCGGGTGCGCTTAATTTTAACATAACATTCCTTAACGCTGTCCCCGCTTCCGCGCCTTTTAGTCCTTTACTCGCCAACGCCTCAATTAATGCCGTCGATTCCTCCAAAGAAACGTTCGACGTATTCGCCGCCGCTCCGAATTTCAATAAAGCGTCCGTAACGTCGGGAATTGCCGCCGAACCAAATAAAGCTCCGTTCGCGAGTACGTTAATAAATTTCCCCGCCTCGTCTGCGGGTGCGCCAAATTGGTTCATTGCATCGGTTAACCTCGTCGCCGCGTCGGGTAAATCTAATCCCGACGCTTGCGAAAGTGTTATTGCCGCTTCCGTTACGGCGTTTAATGCTTTTGCGTTGCTTAAAAGTTCGGGTTTCGCCGATCCAATTAATTTATATGCCTCAATGACCGCGGACGCTCCCCCCTCAACCTCCGTTCCAAGCGTTTTCGCTTGTTCTTTGAAAAATTCCAAGTCCGAACCGCTCGCCCCCGTAATTGCTCGCAAGTCCTGGATATTTTTATCGAATTCAATAATTGTTTGCCCCGCGCTTTTAATTATAGACAATCCGCCAAACGCAAGTCCTAATCCCGACAATACGCGCGTTAAACCGCCCAACGCCGAACGATAATTTCCAACGTTTCGGAAATTATCCCCAACCGTTCCGTCTATTTTTTTCAACGCTTTATCCCCGTTTTGCGCCGCCCTTGTTACCTTGTTATATTCGCGCTCTAATTGTCGAAATTCTTTGGTATTTTTTCCGCCGTTTTGCTGTAATTTCAGCATTTCCGCGGCCAAATCTTTAGACGCGTTCTTTTGGTCGCGCGTTGATTTTACAAGTTGTTTATATGCGCTATTTTCGTCCTTTATTGCCTTGGCTTGTTTTTCCGTAACCTTTGCCCCTCGTTCCTTTTCAGCGTTTAACAACCTGGTTTCCTTTAACAATTCGCGCTCGGTTTTCATTTCTTGCGCCTTGGTTTTTTCCAATTTCTTGTTCGCCGTGTTTAACGTTTCGGTTGCCTTGGTTTCCGCCGTCTTTAATTTTTCCGAATCCTTTTGTAGTTTGTTTGCCTTTTCGGTCGCCTTGCTAAATTTATCAATACCTTTTGCGCTCCGAAAATCGCCGCCCGAAACGTCCTTTTTAACGGATTCCCCCGACTTTTTTAATTGTTCGTTGAGTTCCTTAATTATAACGATTGTATCGATTGCACTTTGCCGAATCTCTTTAAATAAATCGGATTCGCTAATTTCGTCCCTTGTTATTTTTCCCATATTGTTTCAAAATTGTAAAATATTCAACAACCGTCGTTTCCTTTATGTTTAATCTATATCCTAACCATTTCGATAAATAAACCAAACTTTCGTCAATTGTCATTCCCTCGCCGTTATTAACAAGCATATTTTTAAGCCGTTCCGCCTCGATTTCAATTTGTGTTAACTTGAAACGCTCCCAAGTTTCCACGAATTCGAGTTGTAACAACGCTTTTTTTTGCATTGTTTTTAACATTTTTTTATATAACGGCGACAAATCATATTTAATAATATATTGGTCATAAATACGAATCCAATTTTCTGCGTCCGTTTCGTTTACTTTCTTTTGCAAATTTGGGTTTTTTCTCGAATATCGATAGTCGCCCGCATTGCATTTTATCCAATTTTCCAAAGGCATTTCGTTAATTGATAGCCAATATTTTTCGGACGTATTTAATGTAATTAATTTTAATTTCCGCAATAAATTTTGCCAAATTTTCCTCATTTAGATTTAAAATTTTATCCTCATTATACCAAATTTGGTCGTCCATTTTACCAGGGTCGCCGTCTATAATAATACTATCTTTTAAAACCCTCACAAACATTGAGCGGTAAAATGCGCCCGTATCTTTTAAAGTATAGTGCGAATTAAACGTTTTTGTCGGATTTATTAACGAGGTTGTCAATGAATAAAACCCAATAACATTATTATCCGAATCGACCCCTTTTTTTAATAGTTGGTCGTCTTGAATCCATTCGTTAATAATTTTTGACTTTAGATCCGTGCTAATTGATTCGAACCACGCGACCGCGTCGAACAAAAGTTTTGTTCGGTTTAATGTTTCTCCAATTTTCGTGTCCATTAAAAGCATAATACAAAAATAACGAAAACGGACGGAATTTTGGACATAAAAAAACCCTACGAATTTTCGAGGGGTTTATTTTTTTTAAATGCGCGTTAATTCTTGTCCTTTTTTGGCTTTTCAAAGGCTTTTTTTTTGCCTTTTTTCCAATTTGGATTTGCTATTTTATACGCGCTCTCAATTTTACGGGGGTCAATTTTATTAAACTTTTTGACCGCCTCGTCCAACGTTATGTCCAACAACGCGTCGGATAAAATCGTTGTATTTCCAATTTTTATTTCCATAATTCAAAAATAATAAAATTAAGGACATAAAAAAACCCCTTTGGTTCGTTCCAAAGGGGTTTTAATTAATTTACGTCGATTACGGCATTGTAATTAACGTTTCTCCGTCGAATCCGATTTTGGAAACCTCAACGCGAATAACGTCTAAAGGCAATTGCGCCGCAAATCCAAGCGTATATGTCCCGTCGGGATTTTCAACAACCGACGTTACAGCGATTGGAATTACCCCCGTAACGTTAAACAACGTCCAATCCGTTAATGCGGTCGCGCCTTTGTACAATAATTTGTTTAAAGCCGTTCCAAACTGCAATTTCGCGTCAAACGTTACATCGTCAAAAGTAGCCGCGCCAACTCCGTTCGTCATTATTACGTCAATTAATCCGTCTAATGTCGTGAAATTAATACCCGCTTCCGCTTCAGTAATCATATACATAGTTGATTCGTCGAATAAGCGGTTAAAATCAAAACCAAGCATTATTTTTTGAACCGTCGTATCCGTCGCAAACGCAAACGTTGGATTCCAACTTGCCGCGTCCACGGGAATAGGGTACAAAAACCCGTTAACCTCCGAACCAATTAAATTTCCGTTAACGTCAACAACGTAAACTCCGAAATCAACGCAACGCGCCGCCTCTAATTTTCCAAGCGTCGTCGGTGTCGAATCTTCCGCCCAAAGCTCGCCCGTAAAACTTCTTTTGCCTGGACGTAAAAACGCCATTCGACCACTTGCCGCCTCTTCCATTTGGGAATCCG